AAGGAAAAGATTAAAATATATACAGACACTTCTAAATTAATTTATGATTTATTCGGGGTTAAATCGGAGAAATAATATGTGAAGTTCTTCGATGGTATGGAAGGCATTACATAAAAGAACCCAATGCTTATTGGGTTCTTTTTTTCTCTATCAGTGCTATTAGCAGGGAGAGATATCACCGGAGTTTAATGTGTGATTTTTATTTATCGTCGAACCTGGATTGTTTATCATTGGCCTTAACAAAGCTAACGGCTAATAAGATTATTTCCATCACTTCGTGAGAGCTTCATGCCTTGAGAGGATCTCAATTTTCTTTTGCAATGAGACAGGCGCTTCCTGTTGTTATGGTATAGTACCCCGTTATTGAGCCTCCTGAACAGTGATGCTGAATAACATAACCCCATGATATATCGATAAAATAATCTCTACATTTGAAAATGCACGGTAATTCTGAAATGCAAAAAATCAACCAAACCAGCGCAATGCCTGAAAAAACTGACGTTCACTGGAGTGGTCGGTTTAGCGTTGCACCAATGCTCGATAGGATGTACCGTTGTTGAAAAACAAGTAGTTATACACTCTGTGGGAGCCTATTGGGAACCCGGCGTTTTCATTTCAAGGTGTAATCCATACGCGGCTTAAGAATGAGATATAATGCGACTTTTAGTGTTCCGCTTGAGAGGCCATGATGCTTACCCTGGACGAGATAGGTCAATCAGTACGTAACAATATCCAGTTGATTATTGATCATGTCGGCTTACCTCTTGCTGTTGGTCCGCTCAGTGATGATGATTACAAGATTCTGTGTGGTGGCTATGGTGAGCTTGAATGGGACTATGCGTTAAGCACCTATGGCAACTCCAGAGAAAAGTATGAGTTCTGCATAAAACTTGTTCAGCAAGGTCGGGTTCAGGGAATACCATCAGGAGCAGCAATTTGTGTTTATGGGGTTGAAGAAAACATCTTTCGTATCCATATGATCGAAAGGTTTTCTAGAGAAGATGAATCTCACCCATTGAAAGGGCGCATGGTTTTACTCACTCTTATGAGTGCTTTTATATTTTGTAAAGCTGTTGAATGTAAAGTTGTCCACATTGTAGAGCCAGTACCAGAACTGGTGCAGTATTACGAGTCTTTTGGTTTCCGCATGGAACAGTGCGGTTATGTGATGTCTGCAGTCATTGATGAGCTGCAGGATATCTTTCTTAAATTTGCTCAGTAGGTATAGACGAGAAGGGTCTACAAATTGTAGGATACCCGTCCAGATTACCTTAAAGGTACATCTATGGCAGTCGTTTTGTGCTTAAACTACTAAGAAACGATGTCACCAATCGACATGATCGATTGGCATAAGTTAGCGAAACAAGCTAGCTTTAAAGAGAGGGTTAGAGACGCCTTTACTGTCTCGGGAGTTTTCTATGAAAGATCAAAAAGCAACCAAGCCACAGGTTAAGTTCGACACAATGAAAGCATTCGCAGGTATGGGTGCTGCTGTTGAAGTTCTGATGAAGGCTGCTCCTAATGCGTTCACTCACGCTACTGTCTCTGGTAAAGAGCAGCAGGGTAAGCTTCGTCGTCGCAAAGCAGCATGATCATAGCTGGTGCTTTTTGAAAACCCGCCTTCAGGCGGGTTTTTTCTTTAGTGATGTTCTTTGCCCTTCTGTTTGCCTGTTCTGACCTGTTCCCACTCGATACGTCCTTCTTCTCGTCTTTTGTCTATGTATTCCGCAAGATCCTGAATATTGATGCAACGTTTTGCTTTTTGTGATGTGCCGATGCGATATGTTGGAACGGGCAACTTACAAGCGTTTGCTTTTGCTTCTGCCGTGGCTGGACTCATGCCAAAGTACTTCTGGCTAACTGCTGAGAGTTCAATGTTAGGGGTATTGAATTCAGCCATCAGTAAAAACAAGGTGTTCATAATTTTCTCCATCAAAACCGGCTGCACCCGGGAAAATCATAATTCTGTGCTGGTGGCAGGAATTAGTTTCTGCCAGATAGCGGAAACATATTTTGCCTGATGACGGGCATCAGCCAGGGCGTTGTGCCGTTCGCCATCGAAAGGCATGTCCATTTTTGGGTCGAATCCGATGGAACGCCCAAGCGTAATGATCGTGCGTACATCGTGGTCATTCCAGTACGCCCACGGGCAGATTTGTCCTGCTCGCTCGTAAGCTCCACGTAAAATTACGTTGTCGAAGGTGGCCCCGTTACCCCAGACTTTTAAATATTTTGTATTGTCTGCATGCTGATTAATGAAATGGCTCAGTTCAGAGAGTGCATCGCTGATCGACAAAGTATCATCAATACAGATTGCAGCTCGTGCTTCAGAGCTCTGTTTCAACCACCACAGGATGGTATCGCCGTCAGGTGTAGCTCCTTGCTCCATAGCACTTTCCAGGCTAACAACCGTATAGAATTCTTGTTCGATGTCTCCGGTTTCTGGAGTGAAGAACACCGCGCCAATGGAAACGATCGGTGCATCCTTATTTTTCCCCATCGTCTCAAGGTCGATCATTAAGTTATTCATTACTTCACCTCCTGCGGCGGTTCCGGTAGCGGCATCCAGTGAGTTGCTTGCTCAATACCATTACCCGGCTTAATCGTTGCATCTCCGCGCCGAAAGGTGCTTCCGGTATAGCGTGCGGAGCATATTAGCGGTTCAACCAGAGAGCTATCGAAATTCACTGAAATAAGCACGTTCTGATTCTTTTCCGGCATTCGATCACTACAGCTTATCCAACCATCCGGAGTTACCGGAGAGTTGCCACCGTGAATATTTTCCGGAATATTTTGTTGTGCGTTTTGTGGTTGTTCGGATTTACCCTGAAGCATAGCGGCACGGCAGGCGTTCCAGCCTCTCACCTCTGCAATAGCGGCAAAAGCATCAACCGCGTACATGCTAAGAGGATTAGGCATTGGTTTTTCTTCCGGTACTACTGGCACTGGAGGGGCGGCATAAAACTTCGTCCCCAGCGGCAACAACTTCATCGCTTTTTCTCCCTTAATGATGCGATAAGTTGATTTCCCGCCAAGGTCTACCGTTCCATCCATAACAAGGCCGAGTCGCTTCTCTGAAACCTCACCAATAGGCTCTGCTTCCAGCGATGCCAGAGCAATTCGTGCCAGTTCTTCCGCTTCTTCTGCTGGCAGTACAACGTTGCTACCAGGTCCGTATGTTTCGCGCCACTGCTTGATTGTCAGCAGTCGCTCTTTGGTAATAGTGATCATGCCGCGTTTCCTTCTTTCTTATTAACAATTACACCGTCATATATTTCATTAAGGTGCCCTCTCAACTCCATGCGCCTTAATGCAGATAACATGTAATCGCATTCAACCTGCTTATTTCCAGTAAATGGCTTATCGTCAGGATTACCCCAACAGCAATTACCCTTGGGCACCCATGCACTTTCCGTACTCTTCCGTTAACAACGTGAAGTAATCCCCAGCCAGGTGGTAAATCCTCAATTGAAATAATTCCCGGCTCACTAATAAAGAATCGCCAGTCGCCCATTCCAAGAGACGGATTTTTACGAAAACGCTTTTTTCTATCTGCCAACAAGTCAGCACGAGAACATTTCGCCTCTATCAGGCATGATGCTGAATTTCTGAATCCCATAGCATCTGGCTGTTCTCCGGTACTGGTTACAGCTATAAAGCGGTCATGAAAACAAACCTTGAACCCGTTGCGCTTAAGGAACTTGTACGCAATCTGACAGAGTTCGCGGTGTGTTAACGCCATATCACTCTCCTTTGATGCGAATGCCAGCGGCGCGGATTGCAGCGATGACCTCAGAAACTTTGTATGCCATTACCGTTTGGTAATCCTCGTGAAAATCTGTTCGATGAAGCATGCTGCTAAGTTCTGGGAGCGATATTTCCCGCGCTTCCAGTTCTGCAATGCGCTTCTCTGCGGCTTCCAGCGCATTTACCAGATCATCAACGATTCCAGCAGATTGGCGTGCGTAATCTGTAATTGCCAGCTCGCATTCAATTTCAGTTCCGTTTTCGTTTGTGTGGCAAATAGCAAAGTAATCGGAGTCGATTTCGTTATCAGCCAAACGCCTCAGCGTGTCGGCAACCAGCACTCCGTTTTCAATCAGCATCTCTGTTGCGCGTTTGTTGATGTTGCTCATTGGGCGGCCTCCTGGCGGTCTATGCGTTCAATTTCGGCCAGAATAAGTGCGCCAGCTTTCACAAGGTCACGACGCGGCCCAGATTGCTTCCACCAATCAGGAGCCCACGGCCAATGCGCTGGCGTTGAGAGGCCTTGATTGTGTGCGTTAATCGCATAGCAAGCTGCAGCATCTGCCAGCTCACTGTTTTGATAGGCGTCGTCATGCTCAGACGTCCAGCCCTCAACGGCTTTCTGCCGCTGGCGCTCTGCTATCACATCTAGAATTGCAGGATTGAACGTCCGCGCCTCCAGTTCTGCTATTTGATTCTCTGCTGCGTAGAGTTTGCGCTTCAGTTCTACGTTTTCCTCAGAAAGAGATACCGCTGCCTCCCAATTAACGATCCCCTCATGGCAGGCCTCCTGATATGCCGTCAGCACAACATCAAACAGATTGCCATCCTGTAGCAGCTTAGCCAGTTCAGGCTTCCAGGCTACGCAGTCATCATCAGGGTCCTGCATGTTGTAGACGTAAGTATCAAAGGCACCCATCAAGCGCCCGAATCCACCTTTGTCGTCTACCAGCACTTGCCAGGCACGGAGAAGAAACAGTTTTTGATTACGATCTAAATCCGTCCGGGATAGTTCATCGGCGATAATGCTGATTTCACTACCGTTCCAGCGAGCGTCATTCCGTTGTGCCGCATGAAACAACTTCCAGAAATACTCGGTTTCTTCTTGGTCCGGGCGGCATTGCTTCAGTGTATGGACTGTCATGCTGCACCGCCTTCAACGTTACGTAACCAGATGCATACCGCGCCATCTTCGGTGTTGTGAATTGAACCGACAAACCAACCTTCACCGGCTGGCGATTCTGGCTGCCAGGCTGAAATATCGTAACCATCAACTTCAGGATCGATGTCTTCTTCATCCCGGTAAACTACCGTCCATTCGAGGCCGTTTTTATCCAGCCAGGCGTTGAACTCATCAGGTGAGATAAATTCACGACCATCGCAAAATTGCTCATAGACGGGGTGAGTCCAGTAGCCGTATTGGTCGCGTTCTACTGGTAATGCCGTAAATTTGCTCATTGGGCTGCTCCTTTGCGGACGTTTCGCAGAAGCTGGTTAAATATCAGCGTTAAGTTATTGCTGCATCCAAACGGCAGATCATTGACGCGGTATGTCGGTATCCCACCGCGTGCGCCAGACTTAACAATTCTCCCTGTTGCATAAAGCTGAGATAGTGCGCTGGCTACGGCTGGCGTCTTTTTACCCATCGCCCTTGCGATTTCACCGCTGGTGGCGTTCGGGTGGCCCTGGAGATATTCAAATACGGTCATTGCGTTTTACCTTTACGTTCCTGTTCCAGTTGCGCCAATGATTCGGTTAATGCTGCGAACGTAGCTTCAAGCCTGGTAGCGACTTCGCGCATAAGCGATGCATGCTTTGGTGGCAATTCAGCCACGGAGGCAAACGCCTCCGCCACGAGTTCTTTTACCTTCATGCGGCGCATTGACGCTGCTCCATCAACTCATTAAAGCGATTTATGAACATGCCGTATGACTGGCCTGGACGAACTGGATTGATGATGAATAGGTCCGTCGGGACAACGCCATCGAGGCATGGCCACACGGAACCTTCGTCAATCTCAAAATCGCGGCGTTCGCTGGCGAGCATCACCAGATCGGCATATTTCACTGTTGGGTGTTGCTCCGTCGGTAGGCCAAATTTCTGGCGAATAGCAGCGTCTACGCGAGCTTCGATCACCTGGTAATCCGGTAACAGGCGCTTAAGCGGTGAGGGAATATCTTGCAGGTAGGCTTCGGCGGCATCATGAAGCAGTGCTTCTAAGGCAAACTCCTGCGGAACGAGATGGCTGGTTAAAACGCTATGCTGGCCGACGCTGTAAAACTCAGGAAGATGCCCTGCAAAGCGGCAGATATGAGACAACGCGGTAGCAATATCCTCGATCACGATATCGTCCTGTTGGATATCGAGGTAATTAAAATGTTTGCCGGATAATGTCTGAATGTAGCTCATGGTTTTCTCCATATTGGCGCGCTGCACCGCGCCATTAAATTAATGAATTGCTGAATTTAGCGTGCAGCAACCCAACCCATGCTTATGGGGGTAATTGTTGCCTGGTGTTTATCGCTTGGCTTCGCCGCCGAGAGAGGTTGTTAATCCGTTAATGAGAGAGATAAGCTCGCCGGTCATCAGAACAAAGTCAGCGTCGAACCTCTGAGCCGCATCCTCACGGTCGATATCGTCGTTTTGTTCTGTAATCTCATTAGAGAACTTAAGGCGTTTGATGCTGCCGTCATCGCAAAGAACGAACTGAATGCGCTGTTGCCAGTCGATAGACAGCTTTGTAACTACTTTGCCAGCTTCCAGATGCACATGAATTTCGTCACTGACCAGAGTCTGTTTTTTAAAGCGTCCAATACCACCATCTTCAAGAATAGCTTTCAGTTCGGCTTCATCACCCAGGCCAAAGCCAGCAGGCGCACTACCGGAACGAACCCATTCGGTCATAGTTAGTTCGATCGGCGTTTCCATAGTCAGCGGTACCACCGGGAGAGAACCGAGAGTTTTACGAAGCAGGGCCAGTGAGTCTTCGGCACGTTTAGCGCTGGCTGCATCAACCATGATCAGACCGTCGGTGACGTTGATCCACAAACTAACAGTCGAGTTTTTGGAGAACGCCCGAGGAAGCAGGGAGTGCAACACTTCATCACGCAGCGAATCTTTCTCAGTTTTTTTGAGGCGACGCCCCTGATCGGATTCCAGACGCGACACACGCTTGCGCAGTTCTTCAGCAATGACAGGAGATGGCAGTATTTTTTCTTCCCGGCGAATAACCAACAACACTTGATTATTGACAGTGTGATGCAAGCGATCTGACAGCTGACCAAGTGGTGATACCCAACCGGTTTTTGCCATATCCTGGCTACCGCATGGAGTGAAGCGAAATAGTTCAAGCTGCTGTTCCAGCTCTTCCTGGTTGATGGTGAAATCGCGATTAATGCGATACACCAACATATTTTTGAAAAACGGATTGTTCATTCTCGGTTCCTCAACGCCTCTGCACCGGCGCTAAAAAGTTAGTTTCTCCATACACAACAGAGAAGGGCACCTGCATTGGTCGGCGGCTTGCAGAGACCGCTTTCTTTTTGCCCGGGTGGATTGGGTTATGAGCCCGTCGCCCGGTGATGCCCTTTTCTGTTGTGCCCTGAAAAAGGCTGGCGGTTACCGGAAATACACGGGAAAACACCGGGCCGCCAGAACAGGGAGTTACTTGTTATTGCTTTAGCCTGCTTTTAACCACATCAGGCGCGGTGGTATCTTGGTGTTCTCACACAACCAAGAGGGATGTTTATGGGCGCTTTTGATAACCAGGAAATTACGTTACCCGCATGCCCTAAGTGCGGCACTAAGACGAAGAAGAAAATCGCTTGGCTCAAGTCGAACAAAAGTTTCACTTGTCGATGTGGAGCTACTATCAATGTCAACAGCAGCCAGCTTACTTCCGAAATCAGGAAGGTTGAGGACAAGCTGAAGAAGCTCTTTAAATAGTTTTTTATCGACTGATATTATTTCGTTATCAGAGGTTGGTTTTTCAGCCTCTGATTTTTTAGTCAGGATCATTTTTTCTACACATGTGACTACGCATTCCGAACAGATGGCAGGTTCGTCCTTACCACCTTTTGCGACGATCTTTATCGCTCCCAGTTCGGTTGCTCCGCAAAATGAGCATGTGAATAAATGATTCATGTAAACCTCTACCCCCAACCTAAGTTTTCTGTCAGCGAATCATCCGGTCATTCATACGCCACCGGCGGCTACTTCGTGGGCGTCCTGCCTGTTCGTTACTGCAACATCTTTAAGTTGTAATCTAGTTGTTGTTTTGGTTGTTGTCAACAACTTTATGTGGTTTTGACGGATGTGAAATGAGGGCAAGGGTTATCAAAAAAGGAGGTTGTATGGACGATGCGCTTTTAATTACACAAGGGACACTTTCCTTCCGTGATTGGAAACTCTCAAATCACGGGAGGAAGATTGAAAAGGCGGGTAATAATGGTAACTAAATTTCTGAAGGAAGGTTTTTTGATGCATTACCAAGTGCGCGATGACCAGAATACTCTACCTATAACGTGAATTCTTGAACGCCTATCTTCGAAGGTGAGTATTTCATCTGGATACTCATCTTTATTGAAACTTCTTAGAATCAGACCACCGTCAGGTAAATTGATCAATATTTTAACTCTAAGTAATACGCCATCACGTATGGCATAAAGATCCCCATCACGAATAGGAACCGTTTGGGAAACATCAACAGCAACAAAATCTCCATTGTTAAGTACAGGTAGTAAACTATTGCCCCAAATTTTTACGATCTTTGCATTGGAGACACATACACCAGCTTTTCTTAAATCAATCCTTCTTAGCGGGAACCAGTCTACAGTTGATTCAACTATTTCAGCCAAACATCCATTACCCGCTGATAACTCGACATCTAGGACTGGAATGTTTGCAAAAATGTCAGGATCTAATGCTGTACTTTCAGCCTCCTTTACAACAAGGTCTGGGAAAGACGCGTTATCCTCAATGCCCAATTGCAACCACTTTTGAGAAACCCCTAACACTTTAGCAATCTCTTTAATTTTCCGAGGCTGTTGAGTTTCTCCATTCTCGATTTTCGCTACGGATTGTTGTGAAAGCCCAATTTTTTCAGCTAGTTGCGCCTGACTCATTCCTGCTTTTTCTCTTTCGCTTTTTAGTCTTTCTGCCAATGTTTTCACAACATATCCCCCTCGTTTTTATTGAGGTTACAACTTTATGTTTTAGCTTTCCAACATCTAAAAGTTGTGATAAAAGTTGTTGTAGTTGTATAATCGAAGTTATCAACAACTTTACTACTTACAGATAGGAGAAAGCTATGACACCTGAGCAATTAGCCTTATCAGAGGCAATCGCTCTGGCTGGTGGTCAATCAGAATTGGCTCGGAAGCTCACAGCCAGCAGTGGTCGTTTAGTAAAGCAACAACATGTCTGGAACTGGTTGAACAGAGAAAAGCGTCCCCCTGCAAAACTCTCGATATTTATTGAAATGACCACTGGCGTATCAAAAGAAAAATTACGTCCAGATATTTTTCAAAAGATTAAAGACTTATCAGATGGAAAGTAACCACAGTTTTAAGGAGATAGCCGTGGGTAAGCATCACTGGAAAGTAGAAAAACAGCCTGAGTGGTACGTGAAAGCTGTCAGAAAAACTATCGCGGCGTTGCCGGGTGGTTACGCTGAAGCTGCTGACTGGCTGGATGTAACAGAGAACGCATTATTTAACCGCCTTCGTGCCGATGGCGATCAGATTTTCCCGCTGGGATTGGCAATGGTTTTGCAACGTGCTGGTGGAACTCACTTCATTGCTGACGCTGTGGCGCAGTCTGCAAATGGCGTCTTTGTGTCTCTTCCTGACGTCGAGGATGTGGACAACGCCGATATTAACAAGCGCCTGCTGGAAGTCATTGAACAGATTGGCAGTTATTCCAGACAGATTCGTTCGGCAATCGAAGACGGTGTGGTGGAACCGCATGAGAAGACAGCAATTAACGACGAGCTGTATCTCTCAATTTCGAAGCTGCAGGAGCATGCAGCACTGGTCTACAAAATCTTTTGCATTTCAGAAAGTAATGACGCCCGCGAGTGTGCAGCTCCGGGCGCCGTGGCGTGTCGTGACTGTGGAGAAACTAACGCATGAACAGTTTAACAACACACTACCGTCGCTCGCAACTGATTGCGCTTCCTGTACCGGGTGGAAAAGCGAAGGTGGAGTATTGCTATGCAGTGAATGTACCAGGTGACAGGGAAATTGTAACCCACAGCTTTGCCGAGTGGGCTGTGGGTGATTTCAACCGGCAGAAGGAGACAGTCCTTTGCAACAAGTTAACCGCTGGTTCAAAGATCACTACTGAGTGCCCGTCAGAGTCATTCGTTGGGAGCCGGAAACACAACGTGTTATCTACCTCCGTGAAGGCTATGAGCATGAATGCTTCAGTCCGCTCGAACAGTTTCGTCGTAAATTCAGGGAAATAGGGGTCGGTCATGAGCACTAAATTAACCGGCTATGTATGGGATGGTTGTGCAGCGTCAGGTATGAAATTATCCAGCGTGGCAATTATGGCCCGCCTGGCTGATTTCAGTAATGACGAAGGTATGTGCTGGCCATCAATTGAAACCATTGCCCGCCAGATTGGCGCGGGGATGAGCACCGTCAGAACGGCTATCGCACGGCTGGAAGCAGAAGGCTGGTTAACGCGTAAGGCGCGTCGCCAGGGTAACCGCAATGCGTCGAATGTTTATCAGCTTAACGTTGCGAAGCTTCAGGCAGCGGCATTTTCTCAACTGTCAGATTCTGACCCGTCAAAATCTGACGCATCAAAATCTGACCCGTCAAAATTTGATGCGTCGAAATCTGGCAAAAAATCGGGTTTTCACCCGTCAGAATCTGGCGGGGATCCGTCAGTAAAATCAAAACATGATCCGTCAGATAAAAAACCTTCTCGTCCGGACGCTTCGCAACCGGACACGCAGACGGCTGAACAGGATTTTTTAACTTGCCATCCTGATGCGGTTGTATTCAGCCCTAAAAAGCGCCAGTGGGGAACGCAGGATGATTTGACCTGCGCACAGTGGCTCTGGAAAAAAATCATCGCCCTGTACGAGCAGGCTGCCGAATGTGACGGCGAGGTGGTTCGTCCCAAAGAACCGAACTGGACAGCCTGGGCAAACGAAATTCGCCTGATGTGTGTGCAGGATGGTCGTACTCACAAACAAATCTGCGAGATGTACAGCCGCGTCAGCCGCGATCCGTTCTGGTGCCGTAACGTGCTCAGCCCGTCGAAGCTGCGGGAAAAATGGGATGAGCTTTCCCTGCGCTTATCGCCGTCCGTCAGCACGTACACAGAAAAACGCGAAGACCCGTACTTCAAAGCCAGTTACGACAATGTGGACTACAGCCAGATCCCGGCAGGATTCAGGGGGTGAGCATGAGTCTTTTGAATGACGTTCAGAAATTCATTGAAGCCCATCCGGGCTGTACTTCCGGAGACATTGCGGATGCTTTTGCAGGTTACTCACGGCAGCGCGTTCTGCAGTCAGCAAGCAAGTTACGTCAGAGTGGTCGTGTGGCTCACCGTTGTGAAGGAGATACACACAGACATTTCCAGCGCCTGACTGAGAGAGCGCAGGATCCGGAACCACAACCAGTTCGTGAAACCAGACCTGTGCGCAATTTCTATGTCGGCACTAACGACCCGCGGGTGATTTTGTGCCTGACCCGCCAGGCGGAAGAACTGGAGTCCAGGGGCTTATACCGTCGTGCTGCAACGGTGTGGATGGCGGCATTCCGTGAAAGCCACTCCCAGCCAGAACGAAACAATTTTCTGGCGCGTCGTGAACGGTGTTTACGGAAAAGCAGTAAGCGGGCTGCATCAGGTGAAGAGTGGTATCTGTCAGGGAATTACGTGGGGGCTTAATGAGTAATAAATATTGCCAGGCGCTGGTGGAACTGCGGAACAAACCAGCCCATGAACTGAAGGAAGTGGGCGATCAGTGGCGCACGCCGGACAACATTTTCTGGGGAATTAACACCCTGTTTGGCCCGTTTGTTCTGGATCTGTTCACTGACGGTGATAACGCCAAATGTGCCGCGTATTACACGGCGGAAGACAACGCGCTGGCGCATGACTGGTCAAAACGTCTTGCGGAGCTTAAAGGGGCTGCCTTTGGTAATCCCCCATACAGCCGCGCCAGTCAGCATGAGGGGCAATACATCACCGGCATGCGTTACATCATGAAACATGCCAGTGCCATGCGTGATAAGGGCGGGCGCTATGTTTTCCTGATCAAAGCTGCCACCAGCGAAGTGTGGTGGCCGGAAGATGCGGATCATATTGCTTTTATTCGCGGGCGTATTGGTTTTGAACTGCCTGCCTGGTTTATCCCGAAGGACGATAAGCAGGTGCCGACAGGCGCTTTCTTCGCTGGCGCTATTGCTGTTTTCGACAAGACCTGGAAGGGACCGGCAATCAGCTACATCGGGCGTGATGAACTTGAGGCATGTGGTGAGGCGTTTCTGGCGCAGGTTCGCCAGCAGGCGGAAAAACTGGTCAGGGAGATGGCGGCATGACGACGTTAACTCAATGCCAGCAGCAGGTGCTGGATATGCTGATTTCTTACCAGAAAGAACGTGGCTTCCCGCCAACCAATCAGGAGGTGGCAACCATGCTGGGATACCGTTCAGTGAATGCAGCGGTGGAGCATCTTCGCGCACTGGAGAAAAAAGGCGTCATCACGATAAAGCGTGGCGTGGCCCGGGGGATCACGCTTCATACCGCAGTGAAGGACGACGACAGCGAAGCGGTCGGTATCATCCGCGCACTGCTTGCCGGTGAGGAGAACGCCAGGTTGCGTGCAGCCCACTGGTTACATGAGAGGGGCTTGAAAGTATGAAGTTGATCCTTCCTTTCCCGCCCAGTGTGAACACGTACTGGCGACACCCCAACAAAGGGGCATTTGCTGGTAAGAGCCTGATAAGCGAGGCGGGGCGAAAATTCCAGAGCGCAGCGTGTGCAGCCATCATTGAGCAGTTACGTCGTCTGCCGAAACCAACGTCGGCACCAGCTTCAGTGGAGATCGTGTTGTTTCCTCCGGATAACCGGCTTCGCGATCTGGACAACTATAACAAGGCGCTGTTTGACGCCCTGACCCACGCGGGTGTGTGGGTGGACGACAGCCAGGTGAAAAGAATGCTGGTGGAGTGGGGGCCGGTTATCCCGGAAGGGAAGGTCGAAATCACTATCAGTAAGTACGAGAAAACGGCGGGTGCAGCCGCCTGATTAAGAGGAGAAACGAAGTATGAATAATCTGATGGTTATTGATGGTATTGAAGTTCGTCGTGATGCTTATGGGCGTTACAGCCTGAACGATCTGCATCGCGCAGCAGTAGCATCTGGTGCAAATGCCAGAACCAAGGAGCCAGGAAAGTTTCTTTCCAGCCAACAAACTGTTGAGCTTGTTCATGAATTAACCAACACCCAGAATTTGGGTGTTGACCCGGTGAGTGTGATTCATGGGGGAAATGAACGGGGAACGTATGTCTGTAAGGAACTGGTGTATGCCTATGCAATGTGGATCAGCCCGTCATTCCATCTGAAGGTGATCCGTACTTTCGATATGGTAACCAGCGCACCGGAAAAATTATCCGGACAGGCTGCTGACAAGATGCAGGCTGGCGTGATTCTGCTGGACTTTATGCGCCGGGAGTTAAATCTGTCTAACTCATCTGTGCTTGGGGCCTGTCAGAAACTCCAGGAGGCTGTTGGCTTACCGAATCTGGCACCGCGCTATGCCATTGATGCACCTGCTGACGCGCCTGATGGCTCAAGCCGCCCGACGCTGTCGCTGAGTGCACTGCTGAAGCAGTATGGTATCCGCCTGACGGCTAATCAGGCATATCACCAGATGGTGAAGCTGGGGATCGTCGAGCAGCGCGAACGATACAGCCGTACCGGGATTAACAACATCAAAAAATTCTGGTCGCTGACGGCGAAAGGCTGCATGTTCGGCAAGAACATCACCAGTCCCGCAAATCCGCGTGAGACGCAGCCGCATTTCTTCGAATCCCGATTCCCTGAGCTGTTAAAGCTGCTCGATACCGTTCATTGAGGTGACCGTGAGAGCACTACTGACCCCTGAAATAGCCCCGCGTATGGGGATTGTATTGTTCAGACCAGGTTCAGAGCTGATGCCCCTGTTTATGCAGGGGCGTGTCCTGCTGGAGCCTGAGCCGGAACGTTATTCATCTTTCGCCAGTGGTGCCGTTCCGGCGGCATCACAACCGCTGGCGGATGATCCTGCCGTTAGGGCCGTGTTCCGCAATGAGGCAGTGATCCGTCGTGCTGGTGGCGTGGAATGTCTTGAAAGCTGGTTACTTCGTGAAAAAGGCTGCCAGTGGCCTCATTCCGACTGGCACAGCGAGAACATGACCACAATGCGACACGCGCCGGGCGCGATCCGTCTGTGCTGGCACTGCGATAACCAGCTGCGCGATCAGTTCACGGAACGGCTGGAATCAATGGCAACGGATAACTGTGCCCGCTGGGTGTTGTCTGTAGTCCGTCTGGATCTCGGTTTTGATGATAACCATGCCGTGACAATGCCGGAACTGTGCTGGTGGCTGATTCGTAATGACCTGGCGGATGCCTTACCGGAAAGTGCAGCCCGTAAGGCACTGAGATTACCGAAGCCTGTTGTGCCGTCTGTCACCCGGGAAAGTGACCTTGTGCCTTCGGTTCCTGCCACCAGCATCATCCAGGATAAGGCGAAAAAGGTGCTGGCGCTGAAAGTGGATCCGGAGTCGCCGGAGTCTTTTATGTTACGCCCAAAACGTCGCCGCTGGGTTAATGAAAAGTACACGCGCTGGGTTAAGACACAGCCGTGTGCATGTTGTGGAAAGCCTGCTGATGATCCCCACCACCTGATAGGCCACGGTCAGGGGGGAATGGGTACAAAAGCGCATGACCTCTTTGTGTTGCCTTTGTGCAGAAAGCATCACGACGAGCTGCATGCGGATACCGTGGCATTTGAAGAGAAGTATGGCTCCCAGCTGGAGCTGATATTTCGTTTTATCGATCGTGCGCTGGCAATAGGCGTGCTGGCCTGATTTTGTGGAGAAAGTTGATGCGTGATATTCAAATGGTTCTTGAACGTTGGGGGGCATGGGTGGCAAATAATCACGAGGATGTGGAATGGTCATCTGTTGCTGCAGGTTTTAAGGGATTAATTCCTTCGAAAGTAAAATCCCGCCCGCAATGTAGCGATGACGATGGCCTGATCATTAGCTCTGCGATGACAGTTCTTAAGAAAAAGGAACCGTATCAATACGAATTACTGGAAATGTATTATGTGTATGGGGTTACATTACGGGCGTTGGGGGTAAAACTGGGGATATCACTTAATCAGGTTGTTATCAGACTGCAGAAAGCTGAAGGGTTTATTGACGGTTGTCTGGCAATGTTGGGGGTATCTTTAGAAATTGATTGTTACATATAGTAATAAATTCAATCAAAGTAAATAATCATATTTTATTATAACCTCCTGATGATACCTGTTCATTGGGAGGTTATTATGGATAAAAATGTAGAGCATGTATTAGTTGATGCAATCGAAAATAAGCAATCTTTAACAGTCGTTTACTTAGGAGGGAGCCAGCCCGGAACATTAAGGAATATTTCTCCGATTAGTATAAATGGGGATAAATTGCGGGCAAGATGCCATAGTTCTGGAGCAGTAAAGGTTTTCAATCTTGGGAAAATACAGTTACCCAGTGACTCCTGCGCGGTATCTATGCACTATGGAGATTTAGAAGTTAAAGCTTATGAGACGATGCAGAGCGTAAATGACAACTTTCATGCCCTTTATCCTGAAGGACGATGGGGTGTTGATTTTAATGAGCATCGCTTTGCTTTATTTGATTTTTTTAAAAACGGGAAACGAAAAAAAACGGCATTTATGGCAATTGAGTTCAGGGAAAGAGATGAAGAGAAAATAATAACAGGTGTAACAATTGATATTGGTATATCTGGAACAGTGATTTCTGAGAAGTCCCGAATCCCAAAAAGACGACCATGGGTAGTGGTTGGTCCCGAACACGGAGAATACAGTACTTATTCAACTTTGGACAAGGCTGCTACAGCGTTTTTTGAGAGGCTTTCGTTGATAGCATCCGGCCTGGAAGATAATTGATTTTATGTTTGGTATTCAGAGTTCGCCGTGCTTAAGAAAGTCAAGATTCTAAAAATACTGAATGAGCTACTTGTGTTATAACAAAAATGCTATTAGTGTGTTAAGAGTGGTTACTTCGCCACACAACTTAAACCCGCCACTGAGCGGGTTTTTTGTACCTGTAAACTTGGTGCAGTACAGTAAACACGCTGGTGGTCGTGAATACTGACTTTTTATCTTGCTGGATTTTTAGACAAGAGTTATTGGTATGTCATGTTAACCAGAAGGGAAAAAGACATGCTAAAACAGCAAGATATGACAGAAACCGCCGCCGCAGTCCTTCATTTCTTACCTGCTGACAAGTGGGTAACGCCACGCATGATGACGAGAACTACCGGAGTAAGCGAAGCCCGGTGCCAGTTAATACTGACTCAGTTAGTTCTGGCGGGTCTGGCGAAGGATAACGGCGGGTACGGGAATAAATTCAGACGCTGCCAGTAATGGCGGTTTCCTGCTGTGAAAATGGGCGGCTGGTGGGTGTTGGTAGCACCTGCCAGCCATTCGCTCATGCTTACTGGTCACAAGCGAACCACGGCCCACTGCTTTAGCGCAAAAGCAGAGTGAGCCTACCAGAGTTACGCTTACTGATCCATGAAAAATACTGTAAAAATAAACAGTGTTGATTTAATCAACGCTGATTGCCTGCATTTTATTCAGTCCCTGCCTGATGATTCCATTGACCTGATTGTTACCGATCCGCCTTACTTCAAGGTGAAACCTAACGGTTGGGACAATCAGTGGAAAGGGGATGAAGATTACCTTAAGTGGCTGGACCACTGTCTGGCCCAGTTCTGGCGGGTGTTGAAACCTGCCGGAAGCCTTTACCTGTTCTGTGGGCATCGCCTAGCATCTGATATTGAGATCATGATGCGTGAACGTTTCAACGTGCTTAACCATATCATCTGGGCGAAGCCGTCCGGACGTTGGAATGGGTGTAATAAAGAAAGTCTGCGCGCATATTTTCCTGCCACAGAGCGCGTTCTGTTTGCTGAACATTACCAGGGGCCATATCGCGGCAAAAGTGACGGCTATGCGGCAAAAGAAAGGGAACTCAAACAGCACATAATGGCACCGCTGATATCGTATTTCAGGGATGCTCGTGCCGAACTGGGTATAACGGCAAAACAAATTGCCGAAGCCACAGGTAAGAAAAATATGGTTTCCCACTGGTTTGGTGCCAGTCAGTGGCAGTTGCCGAATGAGGCTGACTATCGGAAGTTACAGGCACTGTTTTCCCGTATAGCGGCAGAGAAGTTTCAGGAACAACAACTGGAACAACCACACCACCAGCTGGTGGCATCTTATGATTCACTGAATCGCAAATATTCTGAATTGCTGGATGAGTTTAAATCTCTCCGGCGCTATTTCTCCGTATCAGTCTCCGTGCCTTATACCGATGTCTGGACGCATAAGCCCGTTCAGTTCTACCCGGGTAAACATCCGTGCGAGAAACCGACGGATATGCTCCGGCAAATAATCAATGCCAGTAGTCGACCTGGTGATCTGGTTGCTGATTTCTTTATGGGATCCGGTTCCACAATAAAAGCAGCAATGGCGCTGGGGCGTCGGGCGTTAGGTGTTGAACTTGAGTCAGAGCGGTTTAATCAGACGGTGAAAGAGGTAAGTGAACTGGTGGGGAAATAATTCTGGTGGCCACGTTGCGTGGCCTTTTTATTTCCAACACAGCACCCGCAAATATCGCGAGGTGAGAGATGACGAAATGCCTCATAACCCAAATACCTGGCCGGACTGGCTGGAGTTGTTTCAGAGCTGGTGGCGTGGAGACACACCGCTGGGTGCAGTGATTATGTCGATCGTTATGGCTGGTTTGCGCATCGCCTATTTTGGCGGTGGTGGTGGCTGGAAGCGAAAAACGCTCGAGATTTTGCTCTGTGGCGCTCTGACGCTGACCTTTGCATCCGCTCTTGAATATGTCGGATGGCCTAAATCGCTTTCTGTTGCCATTGGTGGTGGCGTGGGGCTGATCGGTGTCGATGCTATTCGTGGGGCTGCAATGCGAGTAATCGGTAACAAATTTGGTAGCTCGAAGGAGTAATTTATGCAGGCACTAAATTCCCAGCGTAAAGCTTTCCTGGATATGGTGGCATGGTCAGAAGGAACGGATAACGGGCGACAACCGACACGTAACCACGGTTATGATGTTATTGTTGGTGGCGAACTGTTCACTGATTACTCCGATCACCCTCGCAAACTTGTCACGCTAAACCCCAAACTCAAATCAACAGCCGCCGGACGTTACCAGCTTCTTTCACGCTGGTGGGATGCTTACCGTAAACAGCTTGGCCTGAAAGATTTTTCTCCAGAAAGCCAGGACGCTGTAGCTCTGCAGCAGATTAAAGAGCGTGGTGCTTTACCGATGATTGACCGCGGCAGTATTCGTCAGGCAATCGACCGTTGCAGCAATATCTGGGCGTCGTTACCTGGTGCAGGTTACGGTCAGTATGAACATAAAATCGGTGACCTGATTGCCCGATTTAAAAAAGCTGGTGGGGTAGTAAATGAAGCTGAGATATAAGCTGGTTATTGTTGCCTTCGTTGTTACCGTCATTGGTTCCTTCATCTGGTCTGCCGGGCATTACTACAGCAAATATCAGCACGAAAAGGAGCGTGCTGATGAGGCTGTACGAAATGCTGAATCAGCAACTGCCATTACCCGTAACGTTCTGCAATCACTGCAAATCGTCAATACAGTTCTGGAGGCTAACCAGCATGCAAAACAGCAGATCGCACTGGAGTCACAGAGATTCGAAGTATCGAGATGCGCCGTAACGCTTTGCTGGCAGCAGTCAAATAGTCCGGATAAAGAACAGGAATATATTTATGCCCCCTCGAACTCCAAAAGCCTGCCGCGTTCGCGGCTGCCGTAATACCACGACAGACCCGTCAGGCTACTGCGAAAGCCACAAAAGCGAAGGCTGGAAGCAATACAAGCCAGGACAATCCCGTCATCAGCGCGGTTATGGTTCGAAGTGGGATGTTATCCGCGTGCGTGTGTTGAAGCGTGACAAAGGACTGTGCCAGTTGTGCCTGCGTGCCGGTGTGGTGCGTGAAGCGAAAACCGTTGATCACATCATCCCTAAAGCGCATGGCGGCTCTGATGCCGACAGTAATCTGCAGAGCCTGTGCTGGCCGTGTCATAAGGCGAAGACGGCCCGTGAACGGTTGAAGTGATAATAATTCTCAACTGCCTGAGGGGAGGGGCGGGTCAAATCCCTGCGGCCTGACGTCTTCCGGACTGCCCGCCCCATCGTTTTTTTATACCCGCGAAAAATGAAATTTAACCAGGAGTGCCGCATATGGCTGGAACGGCGGGGCGTTCCGGGCGTCGCCCCAAGCCAACGGCGCGCAAGGCGCTGGCCGGAAACCCCGGCAAGCGAGCCCTGAATAAAGATGAACCTGTTTTTACGCCCATCAAAGGTGTTGAGCCACCGGAGTGGTTCGCAGAAGAAAATCTCCCTCTCGCCACGATCATGTGGCAACTGACAACCAAAGAACTCTGCGGTCAGGGCCTGTTGTGCGTGACTGACCTCGCGGTGCTTGAGCGGTGGTGCGTGGCCTATGAGTTCTGGCGACGTGCCGTGAAAAATATTGCCATACAGGGCAACACCATCACCGGTGCAATGGGCGGCAGGGTCAAAAATCCGGAGCTGACCGCCAAAAAAGAACAGGAGTCCGAGATGAGCAGCACGGGGGCAATGCTCGGACTCGACCCCAGCAGCCGCCAGCGTCTGATTGGCCTGGCGGGGCAGAAGAAAGCCACTAACCCGTTTCTGAAAATCATCGAGTCATGAGCCGGAAATCTTACCCCAACGTAAATGCTGCCAATCAGTATGCCCGTGATGTTGTGCGCGGAAAGATTGTGGCCTGCCAGTTTGTGATTCAGGCCTGCCAGCGCCATCTTGATGACCTGATGGCGGAAAAAAGTAAGTCGTTTCGTTACCGCTTCGACAAGGACCTGGCTGAACGGGCCGCCAAATTTATTCAGCTGTTGCCGCATACCAAGGGTGAGTGGGCATTCAAACGGATGCCCATCACGCTGGAGCCGTGGCAGCTCTTTGTGATCTGCTGTGCGTTTGGCTGGGTCAATAAAGGTACCCGGCTGCGCCGCTTCCGGGAGGTGTATACCGAAATCCCCCGTAAGAACGGCAAATCGGCAATCTCTGCCGGTGTCGCCCTGTATTGTTTTGCCTGTGATAACGAGTTTGGCGCGGAAGTGTATTCCGGTGCCACGACAGAGAAACAGGCGTGGGAAGTCTTTCGCCCGGCGCGACTGATGTGTAAACGCACACCCATGCTGACGGAAGCGTTCGGGATTGAGGTTAACGCCTCAAACATGAACCGTCCGGAGGATGGTGCGCGGTTTGAACCGCTGATCGGTAACCCCGGTGATGGTTCATCACCCCACTGTGCCGTGGTGGATGAATATCACGAGCACGCCACAGATGCGCTTTACACCACGATGCTTACCGGGATGGGGGCGCGACGTCAGCCACTGATGTGGGCTATCACTACCGCCGGGTACAACATTGAGGGGCCGTGCTACGACAAACGGCGGGAAGTCATCGAGATGCTCAACGGCTCGGTGCCTAACGATGAACTGTTCGGGATCATCTATACCGTTGACGAAGGCGACGACTGGACCGACCCGCAGGTACTTGAAAAAGCTAACCCGAATATCGGTGTGTCGGTTTATCGCGAGTTTTTGTTAAGCCAGCAGCAACGTGCGAAAAATAACGCCCGTCTGGCAAACGTCTTTAAAACAAAACACCTCAATATCTGGGTGTCGGCGCGTTCGGCGTATTTCAACCTGGTGAGCTGGCAGAGCTGCGAGGATAAATCACTGACTCTTGAGCTGTTCGAGGGGCAGCCGTGCATTCTGGCCTTTGACCTGGCGCGTAAGCTGGATATGAACAGCATGGCGCGACTTTATACCCGCGAGATTGACGGTAAAACGCATTACTACAGTGTGGCCCCGCGTTTCTGGGTACCGTATGACACGGTGTATAGCGTCGAGAAAAATGAAGATCGCCGGACAGCCGAACGCTTTCAGAAATGGGTGGAAATGGGCGTCCTGACCGTTACCGATGGTGCAGAGGTGGATTATCGCTACATCCTCGAAGAGGCCAAAGCGGCGAACAAAATCAGCCCGGTCAGCGAGTCACCCATCGACCCTTTCGGGGCGACCGGGTTGTCACATGACCTTGCTGATGAAGACCTGAACCCCGTCACCATCATTCAGAACTACACCAACATGTCCGACCCGATGAAAGAGCTGGAAGCGGCAATTGAATCGGGGCGCTTTCATCATGATGGCAATCCCATCATGACCTGGTGTATCGGCAACGTGGTCGGCAAAACCATTCCGGGTAACGATGATGTGGTGAAGCCCGTCAAAGAGCAGGCGGAAAACAAAATCGATGGTGCAGTTGCGCTGATTATGGCGGTTGGCAGAGCCATGCTGTACGAGAAAGAAGACACGCTGTCTGACCACATTGAGTCCTATGGGATCCGCTCGCTTTAACTGAGGTAATTATGATCATGCTGATTCTCGCGCCTCTGGTGGGCGTGCTGGGGGCGCTTTTGCTGGCGTATGGTGCCTGGCTGATTTATCCCCCGGCGGGGTTTGTTGTTGCCGGGGCGTTGTGTCTGTTCTGGTCGTGGCTGGTGGCGCGATATCTCGACCGTACACAGTCGTCTGTCGGCGGAGGTAAATAGTGTTCTTTTCGGGATTATTTCAACGAAAAAGTGACGCACCGGTGACCACGCCAGCAGAGCTGGCGGATGCTATCGGGTTGTCCTACGACACCTATACCGGAAAGCAGATCAGCAGCCAGCGGGCCATGCGACTGACGGCGGTTTTTTCCTGTGTCAGGGTGCTGGCGGAGTCGGTCGGGATGTTGCCCTGCAACCTGTATCACCTGAACGGCAGCCTGAAGCAGAGAGCCACTGACGAACGTCTGCATAAGCTGATCTCCACGCATCCCAATGGCTATATGACGCCGCAGGAGTTCTGGGAGCTGGTGGTCACCTGTCTGTGCCTGCGGGGAAACTTTTACGCCTACAAAGTGAAAGCATTTGGCGAAGTGGCTGAACTGCTGCCCGTCGATCCCGGCTGTGTGGTACCGAAGCTTAACAGTAGCTGGGAACCGGTCTATCAGGTCACATTCCCGGATGGCTCCACGGATGTACTGAGCCAGGAGGATATCTGGCATGTGCGTACGCTGACGCTGGACGGACTGGTGGGGCTGAATCCCATCGCCTATGCCCGCGAGGCAATATCGCTGGCGGCAGCGACCGAAGAGCACGGGGCCAGACTGTTCAGCAATGGTGCGGTGACGTCGGGTGTGTTGCGTACAGAGCAGACGCTGTCAGATCAGGCTTACGAGCGCCTGAAGAAAGATTTTGAGGAGCGTCACACCGGGCTTGGCAATGCTCACCGCCCGATGATCCTTGAGATGGGGCTGGACTGGAAGTCGATGGCGCTGAACGCCGAGGACAGCCAGTTCCTGGAAACCCGCAAGTTTCAGCTTGAAGAAATCTGTCGTCTGTTCCGGGTGCCGTTGCACATGGTGCAGAACACCGATCGTGCCACCTTCAACAATATCGAAGAGCTGGGGCTGGGATTTATCAACTATTCACTGGTGCCGTATCTGACCCGCATCGAACAGCGGATCAACACCGGACTGGTACGAAAAAGTAAGCAGGGCGTTTATTACGCCAAATTTAACGCCGGGGCGTTACTGCGCGGGGATATGAAGTCCCGTTTTGAAGCCTACGCCACCGGGATCAACTGGGGAATTTACTCTCCCAATGACTGCCGCGACCTGGAAGATATGAATCCGCGTCCCGGTGGTGATGTCTATCTCACACCGATGAACATGACCACGAAACCCTCCGATGGCAGTAAAGCCGGTAAGCAGAAGGATAACGCCAATGCAGACGAAACAACGTCTTGATGTACCGCTGAGTCTGAAATCTGTCAGTGACTCCGGTGAGTTTGAAGGGTATGGCTCCGTCTTTGGTGTAAAGGACAGCCACGATGATGTGGTGATGTCCGGGGCATTTGCTGCTTCCCTGCGGGCGTGGAGTGACAGAAAAGCGTTACCTGCGCTGCTCTGGCAGCACCGCATGGATGAACCCATCGGTGTTTACACCGAAATGAAGGAAGACGATGTCGGGCTTTACGTCAGGGGACGGTTGCTTATTGATGATGATCCCCTCGCAAAACGCGCACATGCACACATGAAGGCCGGTTCGTTAACCGGCCTTTCTATTGGGTACGTCCTGAAAGACTGGGAATACGACCGGAGCAAAGAAGCCTTTCTGCTGAAAGAAATCGACCTCTGGGAAGTCAGCCTGGTGACGTTCCCGTCTAACGACGAGGCGCGGATCAGCGACGTCAAGAACGCACTGGCCCGCGGGGAAATCCCCGAACAGAAAAAAATCGAAAGAGTCCTGCGTGATGTCGGACTCTCCCGTACCCAGGCCAAAGCATTCATGGCCGGGGGCTATGGCGCACTGTCCCTGCGCGACGCTGAGGATGTGGGCTCTGCACTGAATGCACTGAAAAATCTGAACTTCTAATCAGGAGAAATACGATGGCGGTTGATATTAAAGATGTCGAACAGGTCGCGCAGGAGCTGCAGCAGAAGTTTGACGACTTCAAAGCAAAGAACGACAAGCGCGTGGATGCGATTGAGCAGGAAAAAGGCAAACTTGCCGGGCAGGTGGAAACCCTGAACGGGAAACTCAGCGAGCTGGAAAACCTCAAAAGCGATCTTGAAAAAGAGCTGCTTGAGCTGAAACGTCCGGCAGGGGGTGCGCAAAATAAACTGGCCACCGAGCATAAAGAAGCGTTTGTGGGCTTCCTGCGTAAAGGCCGTGAAGATGGTCTGCGCGATCTGGAGCGCAAGGCATTACAGGTGGGCACCGATGAAGACGGCGGCTATGCCGTGCCGGAAGCACTGGATCGCAACATTCTCACCCTGCTGAAAGATGAAGTGGTGATGCGCCAGGAAGCCACGGTGATCACCGTTGGCGGTTCCGACTACAAAAAACTGGTGAATCTGGGCGGCACGGCTTCCGGATGGGTGGGGGAAACGGATACGCGATCCCAGACTGCCACCTCCAGACTGGAGCTGATTGAACCTCTCATGGGGGAAATCTACGGCAACCCGCAGGCCACCCAGAAAATGCTGGACGATGCCTTCTTCAACGTGGAGGCCTGGATCAACAGCGAGCTGGCAACCGAATTTGCCGAACAGGAAGAAATTGCCTTTACCTCAGGCGATGGCACCAAGAAGCCGAAAGGGTTCCTGGCGTATGAATCCACTGATGAAACCGATAAGGTCCGGGCGTTAGGAAAACTTCAGCATATTGTATCCGGCGAAGCGACGGCGGTGACCGCAGACGCCATTATCAAACTGATTTACACGCTGCGTAAGGCACACCGCACTGGCGCGAAGTTCATGATGAACAACAACAGCCTGTTTGCCATCCGTCTGCTGAAAGACAGCGAGGGTAACTATCTGTGGCGTCCGGGGCTGGAGCTGGGGCAGCCGTCCTCTCTGGCGGGTTACGGTATCGCTGAAAACGAACAGATGCCGGATATCGCCGCTGATGCGAAAGCCATTGCATTTGGTAACTTCAAACGGGGTTACACCATCGTTGACCGTATCGGCACCCGCATTCTGCGTGACCCGTACACCAATAAACCGTTTGTCGGTTTTTATACCACCAAGCGCACCGGCGGGATGCTGGTCGATTCGCAGGCCATCAAACTGCTGAAGATTGCAGCGGCGTAATCACTCAGGGGCGCGGAACCGCGCCCCCTGTTCTGACGGGTGAAGAATCATGATCCTGAAACAAGATCTGAAATGGTCACCGGACGGTATGCGTGTTGAGGTCATTCGGGCCGGTGAGTATGACGACGGGGCGCTTCCTGCCCGGGTGCAGGAGATTGCACTTCAGGCCGGGTTAGCAGAGCGCGGAACCAGTGCAAAAAGCAGTAAAGCGACAAAAGAGAAAAAAGCCACGACCAGTAAAGAGGGCTGAGTATGCTTCTGACAATGGAAGAGATTAAAGCCCAACTTCGGCTGGATGAGGATTTCGATGCTGATGACCGCCATCTGCAACTGCTGGCCTGTGCGGCACAAAAGCGGACGGAAACGTATCTGAACCGGAAGCTCTATGCACCGGATGAAACCATTCCGGACAGCGATCCGGACGGGCTGCACCTGCCGGATGATATTCGTCTGGGGATGCTGATGCTTATCAGCCATTTTTACGAAAACCGCTCGTCGGTTACGGAAGTGGAGAAACTCGACATGCCGCAGAGTTTTGGCTGGCTTGTCGGCCCGTACAGGTACTTTCCGCAATGAAAATTCGTCAGGCGCAGACCAGCGCAACCTACATTCTGCCGGACCCCGGTGAACTGAATAAACGCGTCCTGATCCGCCAGCGGGTGGATATGCCCGCGGATAACTTTGGCGTGGAGCCTCAATACCCGGTTACGTTCCGGACATGGGCGAAGGTTATCCAGACCAGTGCCACCACCTGGCAGGAAACCGCGCAGACCGGGGACGCCATCACCCATTACATCACCATTCGTTACCGCCGGGGGATCACCGCTGATTATGAGGTGGTCTGCGGTGACAGTGTGTACCGGGTGAAACGTCAGCGCGATCTGAACGGGGCGCGGCGCTTTCTGCTGCTGGAGTGTACGGAACTGGGCGAATTTACGCAGAGTCACGGAGGCAGCAATGGCGACTCCCTTTTTTCACGTTGATGTTCAGCAGCCCGCGGAGATGCGCTTTAACCGCGCCCGTGTCCGGCGGGCGTTTGTCACGATTGGGCAGCGTCATATGCGTGATGCCCGTCGGCTGGTGATGCGCCGTGCGCGGTCGGCACCGGGTGAAAACCCCGGTTATCAGACCGGACGCCTGGCTCGTTCGATTGGTTACATGGTGCCGAGAGCCAGTAAAAAGCGAGCCGGTTTTATGACACGCATTGCCCCTAACCAGCGCAACGGGAAGGGGAACCGGATGATCTCTGGTGACTTCTATCCGGCGTTTCTGTTTTTTGGTGTCCGGGGAGGAGCAAAACGTCGTCGTAGTCATCATCGTGGTGCATCCGGTGGCAGCGGCTGGCGGCTGGCTCCACGTAATAACTTTATGGTGGAAACTCTTGAAAAGAACCGCAGCTGGACACGCTATTTTCTGGCGCGGGAATTACGTAAATCACTGAAGCCGGAGCGACGACGCAGATGAAACTGACGCCTGTTATTGCTGCGCTGCGTGCCCGCTGCCCGTATTTTGAAAACCGGGTGGCAGGCGCGGCACAGTTCAAAAATCTGCCGGAGGTCGGAAAGCTGAGACTCCCGGCGGCATATGTTGTACCGGGTGATGATTCTCCGGGAGAAAACAAAAGCCAGACCGACTACTGGCAGGAGCTGAAAGAGGGCTTCTCCGTGGTTGTCATACTGAGTAACGGGCGTGATGAGCGCGGTCAGTTTGCTTCGTATGATGTGGTGGACGATGTCCGGCAGATGCTCTTTAAGGCCCTTCTGGGCTGGAACCCGGAAGCGTGCGGTAACCCGATTACCTATGACGGCGGCACGCTGCTGGATCTGAATCGTCATGAGCTGATTTATCAGTTCGATTTTTCGGTCATCAGCGAGCTGACCGAAGACGATACCCGCCAGCAGGATGACCTGAACAGTCTGGATGAACTGCGAACGCTGGCGATTGATGTTGATTATCTCGATCCCGGTAACGGGCCTGACGGCGATATCGAACATCACACCGAAATAACCCTTCCTTCCTGAGGATCATCATGTTTGTGAAACCTGTTAAAGGGCGGTCAGTACCTGACCCTGCCCGCGGCGACCTTTTGCCCGCCGAGGGGCGAAATGTTGATGAGAACAACTACTGGCTGCGCCGTGAAGCAGCGGGTGATATCCGGCGCGTGAATAAAAAGGTGAACACCGATGACGATAAGCTTTAACACCATTCCGTCGAATACGCTGGTTCCGCTGTTTTATGCGGAAATGGATAACCAGGCGGCGAATACTGCACAGGACAGCGGGGCATCGTTGCTGATTGGTCACGCCAATAACGGTGCAGAGATTGTTGCCAACAGTCTGGTGCTGATGCCGTCGGCAGACTATGCACGCCAGATTTGTGGTGCGGGAAGTCAGCTGGCGCGTATGGTCGAGGCTTATCGCCAGACCGACCCGTTTGGCGAGCTGTATGTGATTGCCGTTCCGGAAGCCACAGGCGCGGCGGCAACGGTTACGCTGACGGTGACCGGGGCGGCAACCGAAACCGGCACGGTGAATGTCTATGTTGGACGTACCCGCGTGCAGGCTCCGGTGACCAACGGCGATAACGTCACGACGATTGCCAGCAGTATCCAGGATGCCATCAATGCCGTTCCGGCCCTGCCGTTTACGGCTTCATCTTCGGCAGGCGTGGTCACACTGACCGCGCGTCATAAGGGGCTTTGCGGGAATGAAATTCCTGTCAGCCTCAATTACTACGGCTTCGGTGGGGGCGAAGTGCTGCCAGCGGGCGTACAGATTGCCGTGGCGACGGGGACCGCCGGAACGGGCTCTCCTGTTCTCACCGGCGCGGTGGCTGCAATGGCGGATGAGCCGTTTGATTATATCGGCCTGCCGTTCAACGACACGGCCTCCGTTAACACGCTGGTGACCGAGATGAACGATACCAGCGGTCGCTGGAGCTATGCGCGTCAGCTGTATGGTCATGTGTATACGGCAAAGATCGGCACGTTGTCAGAACTGGTGACCGCAGGTGACCAGTTTAACCAGCAGCACATTACCCTGGCGGGATACGAAAAAGAGACCCAGACGCCTGCCGACGAGCTGGCGGCAAGCCGTACCGCCCGCGCAGCGGTGTTTATTCGCAACGATCCGGCACGTCCCACGCAGACCGGTGAGCTGGTGGGTATGCTGCCTGCGCCGAAGGGGAAACGGTTCACGATGACCGAACAACAGACCCTGCTGTCTCATGGCGTGGCAACGGCGTATGTCGAAAGCGGGGTGCTGCGCATTCAGCGTGATGTCACCACGTACAGGAAAAACGCTTACGGTGTTGCGGATAACAGCTACCTCGACAGCGAGACGCTGCATACCAGCGCGTATGTGCTGCGCAAACTGAAATCCGTCATTACCAGTAAGTACGGGCGTCACAAGCTTGCCAGCGACGGTACCCGCTTTGGTCCCGGTCAGGCGATTGTCACACCGGCGGTGATCAAAGGGGAACTGCTGGCAACCTACCGTCAGCTTGAGCGTGCGGGGATCGTGGAAAACTACGAACTGTTTAAGCAGTACCTGGTTGTGGAGCGTGATGCCAGCGATCCGAACCGCCTGAACACGCTGTTCCCGCCTGACTATGTTAACCAGTTGCGTGTCTTTGCCGTGGTTAACCAGTTCCGTCTTCAGTATTCAGAGGAGTCTGCATAATGGCCCGTATCGGGGGAACCTGTTATTTCAAAATTGACGGTCAGCAGCTATCGCTGACCGGCGGCATTGAGGTGCCCATGAACAGGACGGTCAATGATGACATCATCGGCCTGGACGGTTCAGTGGACCGCAAGGAAACTCACCGTGCACCTTATGTCAAAGGGACCTTCAAGGTGCCGAAGAATTTTCCGGTGAGCAAAATCACCTCGTCTGATGAGATGACCATCACTGCCGAGCTGGCGAACGGTCAGGTCTATGTATTGTCGTCCGCCTGGCTGCACGGTGAAGCGAACCATAATGCCGAAGAAGGCACGGTTGATCTTGAGTTCCACGGTGAAGAAGGGGATTACCAGTGATTGAGCTTGTACTTAAAAAACCGATCATCGCCCACAAAGAAACACTGCATGTGCTGGAAATACGTGAGCCTACGTATGACGAGATTGAGGCGCTGGGGTTCCCTTTCTCTGTTTCGCCTGATGGTGGTATGAAAATGGACAGTCAGGTGGCGCTGAAATATATCCCGCTTCTGGCCGGGATCCCGCGCTCGTCTGCAGCGCAGATGACGAAGCTGGATATTTTCAAGGCAGGCATGATTGTAATGCGTTTTTTTACCGGCTTGGAGACGGAAGAGACCTCCGGAAGCGATTCTACAATGTCGCGTGGTTCTGGAAATTAAACCCCCTTGAACTTCGCCGGACGGCTATTTCCCACTTTGCTGATCTGGAGGCAGAGGCCGTCCGTATAAATGAGGAGATGAAGCATGGCTGATAATTTTCAGCTGAAAGCCATCATCACCGCCGTTGACAGGCTATCCGGCCCGCTTAAAGGTATGCAGCGTCAGCTTAAGGGATTTCAGAAAGAAGTCTCCAGCCTTGCTCTGGGCGCTGCCGGGGCGGGTACTGCAATAATGGGGGCACTGGTACTCCCTGTAAAATCAGCCATCACCCTTGAATCGAAGATGGCTGATGTCCGCAAAGTGGTGGACGGTCTGGATACGCCTGATGCGTTTAAGGCCATGACGGAGCAGGTGCGTGACCTGTCAACCGAACTGCCTATGTCGGCGGAAGGTATCGCTGAAATCGTGGCGGCGGGTGGTCAGGCCGGGATTGCACGTGATGAACTGATGCAGTTTGCCACTGATGCGGTGAAGATGGGCGTGGCCTTTGATACCACGGCTGAAGAGTCCGGGCAGATGATGGCCCAGTGGCGTACTGCGTTTAATATGACGCAGGATGAAGTGGCCGGGCTGGCTGACAAAATCAACTACCTTGGTAATACCGGCCCGGCGAACGCGAAGAAAATCTCCGATATTGTTACGCGTATTGGTCCTTTAGGTGGTGTTGCAGGTGTGGCTTCCGGCGAAATCGCGGCAATGGGGGCAACCATTGCCGGGATGGGCGTGGAGTCAGAAATTGCCGCCACAGGGATCAAGAACTTCATGCTTTCCCTGACCGCGGGAAATTCTGCGACAAAATCGCAGAAACAGGCATTGCGTTTTCTGCGGATCAATCCGAAGAAATTAGCTGCTGATATGCAGAAAGATGCCCGGGGCACCATGCTATCTGTACTGGATGCGATGGCTAAAGTGCCTAAAGAAAAACAGGCAGCTGTGCTGAATGCCCTGTTCGGGAAAGAGTCTCTGGGCGCGATAGCACCTCTGCTGACTAACCTTGATTTGTTGCGTACCAACTTCAGGCGGGTTGCGGATTCCCAGCAGTATGGCAGTTCGATGCAGAAGGAATATGCTTCGAGGGCAGCGACGACGGAAAACCAGCTTTTACTTCTGCAAAATCAACTTGATGCCATTTCTTCCACGCTGGGGGAAACGTTTCTTCCTGAGGTTAATGATGGTCTTGAAGCGGTAAAACCGCTCCTTGAGGAAGTGAGAACGTTTGTCCGTGAAAACCCGGAGCTCGTTAAGACCATTGCTAAAATCGGTCTGGCCTTACTGACGGTGGGAGCCGCTGCAGGCTCTTTGTCCAGAATTATGAAAGTTCTCGGCGGTGTGATGAATATGACGCCTGCTAAGGGGCTGATTGCTCTTCTGGTTGGTGGCGCTTACCTCATTATTGATAACTGGGAAACCGTAGGTCCTGTCATAAAAAAAGTCTGGCACGTGATGGATGAAACGGCGCAGGCGATGGGGGGATGGGAAACTGTTCTGAAAGCGATTGCCCTGTTTATGGCAACCAAATGGGTTGCTGACGTTACCAAATCCATTACCGCAGTGACCAGAGAGATGCGTACGCTGGGGAAGGTATCGGCAGAAACGGGATTGATGGGGAAAGGCCGCGGCTTTATCGGGAAGGCCGGGGTATATGGTTTTCTGGGAACCCTGATGTATGAGCCGGTTAAAGATACTCTGGAAAGTGTTGTTCCTGAAGATACGGTTAACTGGCTGGATAATAAAGGGCTGTTTCTGGCTTCAGACTGGACGCCTTTTTTTGATCGTAAAGAGTACGAGCAATATCAGGCCAGCCTGAGTCAGTACAAACCCAATGTTCCGCTGTTGAATCCATCTTCTTCCATGACACAGCACAGCGAGCTGAAAGTCACGTTCGAGAATGCTCCGCCAGGTATGAAGATAATTGATGTACCGGACAAAGCCGATCCCCTGATGAAAATCACGCACGATGTGGGGTATTCCCCTTTTCGTTTTCCACGATAACGCAGTCCTTTTTGAGGTCAGTCTATGGATTTATCCTCATTTCCCACCCGACCTTCATTACTTTCGTCGTCTTCAGGCTGGCGTGACAGACTTCAGGACGCGTCATTTCGCGGCGTATCGTTTAAGGTTGAAGAAGAAAGTGCGGGAACCGGTCGCCGTGTGGAAACACACGAATACCCGAACCGCGACAAACCCTATACCGAAGACCTGGGGAAAATCACTTTCCGCCCGTCCATCACAGCTTATGTGGTGGGAGATGACTGCTTTGACCAGCGCGATCGCCTGATTGAAGCGCTGAATAAACCCGGTCCCGGCACGCTTGTCCATCCGACTTACGGTGAGCTGAAAGTCTGTGTTGACGGGGAAGTTCGGGTCAGCACATCGAAGAGTGAAGGGCGTATTGTCCGCTTTGACCTGAAGTTTGTCGAAGCGGGAGAACTCTCTTACCCCACTTCAGGTGCGGCGACGGCGCAGACGCTGATGTCATCCTGTTCTGCACTGGATGACTGCATCAGTGACAGCTTCAGTGGTTTCAGTATCGATGGCGTGGCAGATTTTGTGCAGAACGATGTCGTCGGTAATGCCAGCACAATGCTTGGGTATGTTTCTGATGCGATGAAAGTGGTGGATTCTGCCGTATCGGATGCCGCCAGGCTGTTGCAGGGGGATATCTCGGTACTTCTGCCGCCGCCATCGTCAGGCAAAAATTTCGTTGAGCAGGTGCAGAAAATGTGGCGTACCGGGAAACGCCTTTATGGTAACGCCAGCGACCTGGTCACCATGATCAAAACGCTTTCCGGTGTCAGCCTTGGCAGCGATCTGCAACCGCGCGGCATCTGGAAAACGGACAGTAAAACCACCGCCACGGCGACGCAGCAGCGTAACGTGGTTGCCAGCACCCTTCGTACGACCGCAATCAGCGAAGCGGCGTATGCCGTCACACGATTGCCTGCGCCCACAACTTCCGCGGTGATGCAGAATGCCACAGTGGGGCAGTCAACAACACCCGCGCAGAGCACCGGCTGGCCTTCTGTCACGCATCCGGCACTGAACAATGCACCGGCGGTGAAAAACACGGTTGACCTGCCAACGTGGGAAGAACTGACCGACATTCGCGACACACTGAATACGGCAATTGATAAGGAGTTGTCCCGTACAACCAGTGATGCGCTGTTTCTGGCGCTGCGCCGGGTGAAAGCAGATCTGAATGCGGATATCAACACGCGCCTTGAACAGTCTGCACGGATCATTCAGCGCACACCGGATGAGGTTTTACCCGCGCTGGTGCTGGCGGCGACCTGGTTTGATAACGCGGCGCGTGACGCGGACATTATCCGGCGTAATGCCATTACGCATCCCGGCTTTGTGCCGGTGATCCCTCTGAAGGTGCCAGTGCAATGAACGACAATGTCACGCTACGGGTAAATGGCCGGGAGTGGAATGGCTGGACATCGGTGCGCATCGGTGCCGGTATTGAACGGCTGGCGCGGGATTTCAGTGTGGAGATCACCCGCCAGTGGCCGGGAGATGAGGGGATTACCACGCTTCAGCCGCGCATTAAAAACGGTTCAAAAGTGGAGGTGCTGATTGGTGATGAGCTGGTGATCACCGGCTGGGTGGAGGCGACGCCCGTTCGTTACGATGCCCGTTCGGTCAGCACCGGTATTGCCGGACGCAGTCTGACCGCTGACCTGATTGACTGTGCAGCCGAACCGACACAGTTTAACGGACGATCGCTGGTACAGATTGCGCAGGCGCTTGCTGCGCCTTTCGGCATTGAGGTGGTGAACAGCGGTGCGCCGTCGGGTGTTATTCCTGATGTCCAGCCTGATCACGGTGAAACGGTGATTGAGGTAATCAACAAAATACTCGGTCAGCAGCAGGCACTGGCTTACGACGACCCGCACGGCAGGCTGGTGATTGGCGGTATTGGCTCAACGCGGGCACATACCGCGCTGGTACTTGGGGAAAACATCCTTTCCTGCGATACGGAGAAGAGTATCCGGGAGCGGTTTTCTGTTTACCAGGTGGCGGGGCAGCGTGCCGGAAACGACGATGATTTCGGTGAGGCCACCACAACTGCGCTGCGGGCCCGCACAGAGGACGCATTTATTGCCCGTTACCGTCCGATGTATATCAGGCAGACAGGGCAGGCCACGGGGGCAGGCTGTATTGCGCGTGCTGACTTTGAAGCCCGACAACGGGCGGCGCGGACGGATGAAACCACTTATGTGGTGCAGGGCTGGCGACAGGGTAACGGTACGCTGTGGCAGCCCAACCAGCGGGTGATTGTCTTCGATCCGGTCTGTGGTTTCGACAATACCGAACTGCTTGTCTCGGAAGTCACGTTTACTCAGGACCAGAATGGCACCCTGACGGAAATCCGTGTCGGCCCACCTGATGCTTATCTGCCTGAACCCGAAGCCCCCGGCGCGCGGAAAAAGAAAAAAACCAGAGTACAGGAGGACCCGTTCTGATGAAGGCGATTGAAACCATACAGCGACAACTCCTCGGCCTGATTGGGCGGGCGGTGGTGAAAAGCATCAGTGCCGCCACGAAATGTCAGACCGTGGATGTGTCCCTGATTGCCGGTGAACCCAAAGCCGGGGTTGAACATCTTGAACCCTACGGTTTTACCGCAAGGGCAAACAGCGGTGCGGAAGCGGTGGTGTTGTTTCCGGATGGTGACCGTTCTCATGCGGTGGTTGTTACGGTGTCGGACCGACGCTACCGCCTGAAAGGGCTGCAGACGGGTGAGGTGGCTGTCTATGACGATCAGGGGCAGTCCGTGACGCTGACCCGGGCGGGGATCGTGGTGGACGGTGCAGGTAAAACGATCACGTTTCGCAATGCGCCTAAGGCTCGTTTTGAAATGGACCTGGAAGTGACCGGACAGGTGAAAGACCTGTGCGACTCCAGCGGCACCACCATGTCAGCGATGCGGCTTGCCTATAACGGGCATCGTCACAGAGAGAACGGTCAGGGCAGTAACACCGACAAACCTGATAAAGCGATGGAGGCATGATGGAACTGTGGCTGACGGTGAACGGTAAACGCACCTGTGCCAGCGCACCGATGGATCCGCTGACCCGTGCCGTGGTGATTTCCCTGTTCACCTGGCGGCGGGCTGAACCTGATGACAATGCCGACGTCCCGATGGGATGGTGGGGGGATACCTGGCCTGCGGTACAGAATGACCGTTACGGCTCCCGACTGTGGCTGCTTCAGCGCAGCAAACTGACCAATCAGCTGGTGCAGACGGTAAGGGGGTATATCCGCGAATGCCTGCAATGGATGATTGATGACGGCGTGGTGTCCCGTATTGATCTGGATATCCGCCGCACCGGGATTAATGAACTGGGTAACAGTATCACTCTCTGGCGTCGTGACGGACCGGTAATGATTTCTTTTGATGATCTGTGGAGTGCGATAACGCATGGCGGACAGTGAATTTCAGCGCCCGACGCTGGCAGAAAATATCAGTATGCTCCGTAACGATTTATTCGCCAGGCTGGACGTCAGCGACACGCTCCGGCGCATGGATGAAGACGTGCGGGCAAAGGTGTATGCGGCGGCGCTGCATACGGTTTACGGTTACATCGATTATCTGGCAATGAACATGCTGCCTGACCTGTGCGATGAGTCCTGGCTGGCGCGACATGCTGAGATGAAACGGTGTCCGCGCAAGGGAGCCACGGCTGCCAGTGGGTATATGCGCTGGGAAGGTGTCAGCGATGGCCTGAAGGTGACCGCCGGGAGTGTTATTCAGCGCGATGACCTGGTGCAGTACACGACAACTGACGATGCAACCAGCTCCGGTGGTGTCCTGCGCGTGCCGATCGCCTGCTCAAGTGCAGGTGCGGTCGGTAACGCTGACGACGGTACGGCATTAATCCTGGTCACGCCGGTGAATGGTCTGCCGTCTTCCGGTGTGGCTGACACCCTGACAGGCGGATTTGATACTGAAGAGCTGGAAACGTGGCGCGCCCGCGTCATTGAGCGGTATTACTGGACGCCGCAGGGCGGGGCTGACGGGGACTATGTTGTCTGGGCTAAAGAAGTGCCCGGCATTACCCGCGCATGGACATACCGTCACTGGATGGGAACGGGAACTGTCGGTGTGATGATTGCCAGCAGTGACCTGATTAATCCCATTCCGGAAGAATCAACGGAAACGGCGGCAAGACAACATATCGAGCCACTGGCCCCGGTGGCAGGCTCTGATTTGTATGTGTTTAGGCCGGTGGCACATACGGTGGATTTTCATATCCGCGTGACGCCGGACACACCGGAAATACGGGCTGCCATCACCGCGGAGTTGCGTTCGTTCCTGCTGCGTGATGGTTATCCGCAGGGAGAACTGAAGGTATCGCGTATCAGTGAGGCGATTTCCGGTGCGAACGGGGAATACAGCCATCAGTTGCTTGCACCGACAGACAATATCTCCATTGCAAAAAATGAACTGGCGGTTCTGGGGACGATTTCATGGACGTGACAAACGATGATTACATCCGTCTGTTGTCGGCACTGTTGCCCCCCGGTCCGGCGTGGTCAGCCAGCGATCCGGCGATTGCCGGTGCGGCACCGTCATTAACCCGTGTTCATCAGCGTGCGGATGCCCTGATGCGGGAGCTGGATCCGCGCACCACCACTGAACTGATAAACCGCTGGGAGCGTCTGTGCAGCATGCCGGATGAATGTATTCCGGCAGGGACGCAGACCCTTCGCCAGCGTCAGCAACGGCTGGATGCGAAGGTTAATCTGGCGGGCGGCATCAATGAGGATTTTTACCTTGCACAGCTTGCTGCCCTGGGCAGACCAGATGCCAACATCACGCGATACGACAAAAGCACGTTCACCTGCTCATCGGTCTGTACTGACGCGGTGAATGCGCCGGAATGGCGGTATTACTGGCAGGTCAACATGCCAGCCGCCACAAACACCACCTGGATGACATGTGGCGATCCCTGTGATTCCGCGCTGCGTATCTGGGGCGACACCGTTGTCGAATGTGTGCTTAACAAACTCTGCCCGTCGCATACCTACGTAATTTTTAAATATCCGGAGTAATCCATGCATCGTATAGACACGAAAACCGCGCAGAAGGATAAGTTCGGCGCGGGTAAGAACGGTTTTACCCGTGGTAACCCCCAGACCGGCACACCTGCCACCGATCTGGATGATGACTACTTTGACATGTTGCAGGAGGAACTTTGCAGTGTTGTGGAGGCATCCGGTGCCAGCCTAGAGAAGGGGCGGCATGACCAGCTGCTTACAGCGCTTCGTGCGCTGCTGTTAAGCCGCAAGAATCCGTTTGGCGATATCAAATCGGATGGCACGGTGAAAACGGCTCTCGAAAACCTTGGTTTGGGAGAAGGTTCGGCATTACCCGTTGGTGTGCCTGTTCCGTGGCCTTTAGCCACTCCACCAACAGGATGGCTGAAATGTAACGGCGCTCCATTTG